CTCCCACTCTTTGTATTCGTCCATAGCCAACTCTTTGAGTTCGGGAAACTCCAACCGTCGTTTTATGCTATTTAACAATATAATGTTATAGTTGTCCACATCTTCATTCAAAAACACACCCCACGTCGTCAAACCTGTGTAGTCCGCACGGTTGTGTGTTTCTGCGGCTGCGTCCAAAGACATGATAATATACTCACATAGGGGCGGGTCTTCCTTCTTCCACATCTGCCACCACTCACGTTTAACCAACGCGGCTTCTTCTGCTGTCGGTTCCTGCTGATACTGTGCGTTCCACTGAAACACAGGCATAGATGCTTTCGTTCTAAGCAGGGCTTCCATGTCAAAGAACTCAGGCCACAGGGGTTTCTGTGTAACCTCTTTCGTTTTATCGTCCTCTATATCCATTATGGCAGGGAACTCCACGACTTCATACTGGTCAGACCTCTCGTTATTTGCCATATCCTTGGTAACACGTCCTGTCAGGTCGTCCATATGCCACCGTGTCTGTATAATAGCTACCCGACCTCCAGGCATTAGACGTGTTCGCGCACCGAACGTAAACCAATCATACGCTTTCTCAAAAACCTCAAAGTTCCCGTTTATAACATCCTGCTCGGAATGGGGATCATCAACGAGCAAGAGGTCAGCACCACGCCCAGCAATAGAAGAACCAATACCACACGCATAATATTCACCTCCTGAGTTTGTGTTCCAACGCCCTGCCGACTTAGAATCCACAGCCAGAGCCACTGTCGGAAATATCTCCTGATACGTTTCTGTAGCGATTAAGTTACGCACTTTACGTCCAAAGTCCACCGCCAAGTCTGTGGTGTGCGATACCATCATAACTTTCTTGTTCGGGTTACGTCCAAGAAACCAAGCGGGGAACATTATAGAAACAAGCTGGGACTTTCCATGTCGGGGAGGAATATTTACACAGATTCTGTCCTTTTGACCCTGCTCTATGTCCATAAGCATGGTAGCGAGCATCCTATGATGTTTCCCCACTATGTAATCGGGCTGCATATGCTTGCAAAACTCTATCAAATCGTCATAAGCTGCCTGATTATGCTGTCGTGTGGCTAATTCATCGACCATTCTGTCTATTTCAGCCACTTCTTCAGGTGTATAACTGTCTAAATTGTCTAACATGACCTGAATTTCGTCCTCAGAGAAGTCAAGAGCGTGTTTATTCACCTTTTTCCTCGTCCAAACCTAGTTCTTTGTCCACATCTATGGGTTCACCATCAATTACAGCCGCGTCTTCGACTGGATTTACCAATTTTGTGAGCTTTGAACGCAATCTTTCTCGTAAATCGTCCGTAGACTGGTGTGTTATGGTCACTTCGGACTTCTCAGCGAACAATCCTACGTCCGAAATCTTACCTAGAAGCTCTAAAGCACGTATTCTGACCCTCGGATCAGGGTTTTCGGTCTCTTCTATCAGCTTATTCGTCACTAAATGCCGTATTTGTACCGCACTTTCTACCACAGAGCGCCCAAACTGCTTTAAAATACTGTCTGTTAAGACAAGAGAGGCGGGTGTTAACGTGGACATCTTCTTTTCTGTGACTTTTTTCGACACATCTTCAGGATCATCAGCGTAAGCAACGGATATCCTAGCCGCTGCATCCTTGTCTTCTGTGTCTGGCGTGAGGTCAATTCCATGCTCTCCCAACTCTTTTGCTGTATTGGCAGCAGCCTCAACACGTGTCTTTAGATCAGGCGGTGACTTCCCTTTTTTCATAGGGACATTTAGTTCTGGCTCTACCACAATAGTCATTTGGTTTGATTATATACTATAAAAATTTTTAAACGCAAGATGTTTGGGACTCCAAAGGGGGGCCTTTCTATATATGGAGGGGGTGGGGGGTCAAACTCAGAGAAGTGTGATTTATTTGTGTATATTATTAATATATAGCAGAATGACACAAATAATAATAAAGGGTGCGTAGGGGGTAGGTATGGTCATATCTGTGACAGTTCCTGTTAATTTGTTATACTGAGTACATCAAGACGCGATATTGTCTTGATACTTAACCGACTTAGTCAGCGACTAAGTCATAACATAACCATTTAATATAAGGATATAAACAATGGGAAAGACTAAAAACAATGTAGTAACAATCAGCAATCACGCTTGGATGGATAACAAAGTCGAACTTCAGAAAGACGCGAACAACTTTGTTGGTGGTGATGACACAAGTAAGAAAGCTAATAAGGTTAAGAAAACGTCGGCTACTAACTTTCATAAACAAGGCGTTAAATCGACTGACTGCATTAGTCACACTAAAGATACTTCTACCGCTACTGAAGAAGTTACCAAGTATCTTAAAGAAATGATGATTACAGCTGTACTATCTCTCTACAAAAAGAGTGATGCTATCTACAAGGCATATCATAAACCTACTGAGAAAAGGAATAAGTCTAAGTCTTGTAAGATTGTTATTACTGAGAATAGAAAAGGTAATGAACAACAAGCCGCTGAATACATTATGACACAGGCAGGAAGTAAGCTTGGCAAACTAAAGACTGCATTAGAGAGAATTGAAAATGCAGATACTAATGAAGAAAAAGATCAAGACTTAGTATTAGTTGAAAAGATTATGAAGAAAGTAAATGGTATTGCGACTGACTTAAAAGGTAAAGATAGGACACAAGTTAAGTTTCCTTTACTCGAAGTTGTACAAGCTTTGTCTGTTTTAGAGAAAGCAGTTAAGAAAGATAAGACTGCTAACAAGCCAAAATCTAAAGCTAATAAGAAAAGTGTTACTGC